TTGTGTCTGTTTGAGACATTACAACGAAACCTACGTTAGCAACGTTTGTGCCTACTGTAGTTCCAGTTGTGTTAAAAATATTTCCAGCTTTTATTGGGCCGGAAAAAGTTGTTTGTGCCATAGTTATATTCTCCTAGTTATCCAATCTAGTCTCTAGGCCGTCGACTATACGCGTCTAGATTGAGGGTTAAGTATAGTGCTTAGAATATAAAATAAAAAGGGGCTAGTGTAAAGACTAGCCCCTTCTTTGATTGTCAAACCTAACTAATTATGAAGTAGGTAGGTTACCGTTTCCAAAAACACATCTTGGGTCTGAAAAACCAAAGCTATATCTTTCTCTAGCCTTGAATCTCACGTTACCAGTATCAAAATCACCTTCGAGTGCAGTTCTTAATGCTGCTCTTTCAAAATGTTTGAAACCGTTAGGAACATCAGTCAAGATAAAATATGAATCTGTGTCTGTTAAGAAATGATTCACTCGATAACCTTGTGGTAACATTCCCATGTTGCCAATTGCGTTTATATCATTATCAGCAGTTCCTACTCTTAATGGAGATTTTAAAATTCTCTCTGCAGTGAATTGTAATTCTTTTGGAATTATCATTTTTGTTCCTTGCACAGCGATTCTTAAACCTCTTTCATCGACAAATCCTTGAATATCAATCAATGATTGTTCAAGTGAAGTTTCATTAAGGTCGGCTGCAGTGGTAAGTCTGTTTGAAAACGTTCCACCGTTTGCCAATGGGTGAGATGAACTAATTAACGGAACTCCATCTCCACCATTAAATCCTGATGATTTTTGAGCATTATTAAGAACAGATGCAGCTTTCACTTGTTTCGTGTTAGCCATTGATCTTGCTAAGGCTCTTGTATAACGAGCAGCTAACCTGTCGTACAGGTTGTCTTCAATTGCTTCTTCTGTAATTGCAAAAGCAAGTGCTATAGTTTCATGGGTGTACCTTGATGTATAAACCTCGTTCGCTTGGTCAAATACGACTGCAGCGCCTTCTTGTTTAATTGGTGCACCTGCAAAACCTGACAACATCACTTCTTCTTCGAAAGCTCGATCAGAAGTTTCTGTTGGATAGATTTCAGCATGCTCATTTTCATATCTAGAGTACTCAAGTCCGAACAAAGCGTTCAACCCTGGCTCTAGCTCTTTTGTTAACTGTTGCCTTGAGATAGCCATATAAGTACTCCTTTATAAGCCAGTTGTACCACTCTTATAGAAGTGGTTGTTTATTCTAACTATAATGTTTGCGTTAGCGCTAGTTTGTGTTTCATTGCTTATATCTTGTGCAATGTCAATTGCTTGAACCACAAATGTTGTCGCTGTCCCAGATTGCGAAACACTAAGTTGTTTTTTAGAGATTCCTGTTACAGTATTACCAGTTACGTTTGTAAGCGAGTAATTTCTGAACACGTCAGCTCTAGTAAAAGCAGCATTAGCATCTACTAAGAAAACTGTGTCTGGATCATCCACCACAAATGCAGTTATATCATCTGCAGCAATCGATCCAGGATAGAAATTTCTAAACGTAGGCTTTTGCGTCGATGGGTCCGTGTAGAACACTCCATTAAATACACCCACTACTGCGTTCGATGTATTTGAAGCCTGTAGAGTGACATTACCACTCGTTTGAGGCTTAACAGGGTCACCTTGAAAAATCGCGGTAGTGTTATTACTCGAAATTGTGTACCTGTTTTGAGCGTTATTCCATGGAGCACCATTAATTGATCGGTAAGGTCTCAGACCAAACTTTTCACTTGTATTGCTCATGTTTTTTTCTCCTGTTTAATTTTTACGATGGTATGCCAAAAAAATTATTTCTTTGAACCACCACCAAAAGTTACTCGAGATTGCCTTGAAATATTCATAGGCATTCCCGGATTCTGTTCCTTCAGCATATCGTTATCAACCGCGATCATTTGATCTTGAGTAACTCTATCAAAGTACTCTGCGCGTGACTTAGCGATCTCTAAAGGTATCCTTGCCAGTACAAGGCCACCAACTCCGATGTACCCACCATACTTATGACTCTTTTCATAAATTGGATACTTATGATTGCCACTTTCAACTTCTTCAGATCGAACTAGTTCGTAGCCCTCTCTTAGTCTCTTTGACATATTTGCGGTGTCTTGATACCCCGCAATCTCATATCGTAACCATCTATGAATGTACCCATCCGGTGGATTAGGTGCATCTAAACTTGATGGAGGCGTCCAGTGTTTTGGTCTTTCGTTATTTGACCTTTCGTCTGCCGCGCGTGAGGTTTTATTTATGTTTTCCATATTAAGCTCCTTCCTTCACGTATTTAGCGTATTCTTCTAGTGGCACATTTAATTTTTTTGCCATAGCAACTTGTGATTTTGTGAGTCTCACAGTTCTGCGTCCCGTATTGGTCTTACCAGCAGGCGCAACCGTTTGGACGATTTTTTTGGATGATTGCTCCTGATTTTGATTAAACCTATGAGGAAAATTATCCTTCATTTGTTTATCAACTTCATTATAGTACTCATCACTTTCTGTGTCAAACCCCTGTTGAACTAAATCATCGTGAATTGCATATGCAGCACTTGTCAGAACTTTATCTGATCCAAACCATTCATTGTTTTCAGCCCATTTCTTAGCTTTTTTAGATGGCTCAGGAGGTAGATTTCCTTGAACTGCTGCTTGTTGATTTGTTTCTTGGTTTTCAGGTTTTGCTGCCTGAACAGCTCTCTCAGCTTGAGTTAATCTAGCTCTTTCTTTTTGAACAGCTAATTGTGTTAGCTTATCTTGAGCTTTCATAATTGCTTCAGAGTCCTGTGCTTCAATTGCAGCTTTTAACTGTGATCGCGCAGAGGTAGATTCTGCTTCAACTCTTGCCTCGAATTCTTTTAGGTACTGCTCGTCGTACTTAACATAATTTTTCTTAACATCTTCAAGTTCTCTTTGAAGACCTTTAGCGTAAGAATAAGCAGCTTCACGTTGTCGTTCAGCCTCCCTGCGCGCGCGCGTGAGCTCATTTATACGTTTTTGTACTCCGTCAGTATGTTCAGTTAAATTATCTTTTTTTGTAATTTTAGATTCTTTAACTTCTATTCTTTCTGGTTCTTGTTCAACTGTAATACCCTCAATGCCTGGTTTTTTTATTTCAGCACCAATTGGTTCTACAGGTTCATTAACTAGCTTTACTTTTTCTGGTATTGCTTTTGTTTCTACAACAACTTCTGCGTCTTCTATGTTTGTTGTTTGCTCCTGTTTTTTTTCTGCCATAGCTTCTCCTTAGAAGGTATGTTCAATGTCGCGTGGATCTCCTATTGTCCCGATAATATCATCATCGTTTAATATTCTGACTTCGCCGCCTTCAATTCTAAATCTACTTCCAGCGTAGCGACCAAACATTACCCATTGTTTTTCTTTGCACCAAGGGCCATTTGGAAAACGTTCTTTGTCTTTGTAACAAAGGTCACCCATCTTCAAAACATATCCAACTACAGTTGTTATTTGTATTGTTGCGTGTGACTGATCTGGAAGAATTATACCACCTTTTGTTGTTGCAGGACCAGCCCATGGCAATACAAGAATTCTCCAACCAGTTGGTTGAGGCATTCTCTCTATTGATGATTTAGGGATTGAATCTGGATCTAACCAAGTCTTTTTTATTTCTTCTTCGGACTTGTATGCTTCAAGAAGTGCTTCTCGATGCTTTGGTATTTCTTCCTTCTTCGTCTTCGTCATATAGCTCCTGTTTTTTCTGCAGGTTCGTGAGTTCCTGTTGCAAATCAGTTAGTGATTTGATTTGACCCACTATATATTGGTATTTATCGAAAGTGTCAACACCACCTATAGCTATGTCGGTAAGAAGTTTTATTTTAGGTTGAATAATTTTTTTTAAGATATATTCAATATCGGTCATTCATCAACTTTAATGTTCTTATTAGCAATTGTCCTAGCAACAGACTCAGCACTACGACCAACTACATAACCACCTAAACCTATTTGTAATAATGTCCAAACATCCCCTGGTAATTCAATTGTGATAATCGCACCAAATAAAAATTTAAATACAGGACCTAAAATATAATTCCAAACTAAAATAAAAATTAATACATACATTAAAAGTGGTCGCCAAGATGATGCAAACCATCCAGCTTTTGCTTCAGCTTCAACAATTTTTGCAGCTGCTTGTAATTCTTGGGTGTGAGATTGTAGCATTTGTGTTTGCAAATCTGCTTTTAGTTTTGCAGCAAGATCTTTATCTGCAACTGCCTTATCAACTGTGTTAAATAAAATTTTTGCAAGAGGTGCAATAGCTTGTAGAACTGGTATCATTACTTTAGACCAATAAACTTTTTGCCTGATTGTTGTATGTCTTTAATACCTTGTATAGGAGATTTAGCTCCTGCTCTTCTATGTGGACAGCCCATTCCACCTTCTTTTAAACCTTGTGAGTTAGGGCCTTTTAATGGTGGTGGACCAAAGCGTTTACCGCCCGACAAACCACCTGTCATTTTTTTTTCAACATTTTTAATTACGCCCTTATTTTTAGAGGCATAAAAAACTTTTTCAGCGTCAGAACCATATCGTTCTTTCATTGATTTCATAATTTTTTTACCTTTTTTATTTAAGGGCATAATAGTGTTGATGAATTACTTCATCGCCTTTCCTTTAGCGTCTTTACCTTTTTTCTTCAGTGCTCTGCCAGCTTTATCTGACATTCCACCTTTCATCTTTTTTGTTTTTTTCATTTTATTTTCTGTTTTTGTTAAGTTTAGCAACCTCCAAAGCTAGCTTAGCTTTGTCAGCCTCTTCTTTATTTTCCAACTTTACCTTCTCAAAATCCATCTTTTCGTCAAACCTAAAATCCTCATTGGTTTGTCTCATTTGTTCATCTTGAGATTTCTGTTGTACTTCTAGAGCTCTGATATCTAATTCTCTTTCTTTTAGCAACACTAAAGGATCTTTTCTTGAAGCAATATAATTTTCTTCTACCACTACAGCTTGCTCTGTAAGCTGAGCCTCTATCCTTGCAATCAATGCCTCTTGTTGTAAGGCAAATTCTTGTGGGTTGGACTGTGATAATGCAGCCATATTTTGATCTTGCATCATCTGCATTGAAGCTAATGCTCTAGCTTTAAGACCTATGTGCTCAGTAATGTGTCTTTGTAAAATAATATACACAGCAGGATTGATTTGAACCATCCTTGTCCTCATAAATGACATATGTGAAGCGATATGGGCGTCATGATCTTGACCAGCAAAGGCTCTACAATTTTTTAAATCGATGGCTCTCATATTTTCTGACGCTGGGTCCATGGGAGCATTTATAGTTTCCTCTGGAAGTAAAATTTGATCAACGTTTTTGGTACCTAAAGAGTCATAAACTCTTCTATACACCTCATACATGTTGTGAATCGCAGGATTTGTCTGTGCTATCTGTAATTGTGTCTGTGCAAGTGTCACTCTTTGTGACATGGAGAAAATATTTGGGTCAGCAATAGGTAAAATATCTATTCTGTCATCAAAATCTGACGCTTTTATCGTCCTTTCACCACCATAAACGTCATAAGGATACTCTGGAGGCAAATAATCTGCAAAAATTCGTGCTAAAAGCTTAAATTCTTTTCTCATTGCAGCATAACAACGCTTTTGCACACCCGACATGACCCTTGAACCTCGTTCAAGTAGTGCAATTGTTGTTCCAACTGGTGCTTGTGAGTTCATATCACCAACTTGTGGGTCAGAAATCGCTGCAAAACGCTGTCCTGCTTCAACACAAAAGCCCATTAATTGAAAAAGCACACCACTTGGCTCTTTAAAAGGTAAAATTTGAAACTGATCTCGTATATTTCCACCTGGTGCATCGACATCTCTAAACTCTCCAGGGGTAAAAGGTTGATCATCATCACGAATCCTCATTCCTCTTGACTTAAAACCTGCTGGTAAATTAGCTAAAGTGCCTGCATCGAGTAACTGTCGTAGTGCAAAGGTAGCTGCTTTTGTTAAACCACCGATCATATGCACCAAACCAAATCCGTAAAAGCCTAATCCTGGTAAAAATTTATACTGTACAAAATAATCTATGCGTTTTGCATCCTCATCTTCTTCTCTATAGTTCCTATAGATTGATAAAATCTCTTGTGATGTTTCATCAACGGTGACTATGTAAGGAACTTTTACTTTTTTTTGTGTTTTATTATCGTCAAATTCGTAATACTCTAAATCTAAATCAACATGCATCTCTAAAATTTTAAATAATCTATCTTTAGAGTAACTTGTGTAGTTAGGTTGTACGCCAGATAGTTTTTGATATTTATCCTGAATTTTACTTGCAATCTGCGTTGATGGTTGAATATTTATATCTCTATAAAAACCAGACTTTTGTCGTTTTAATAATTCGTTTTCTGTTAAATCTAATACGTGAGTTATTCGCTCCGCGTCCATTAAGCTTTCTGCATAGTATGGTACTACTAAATCTTCTGCTGCCACAAATTTAGAGACAGCTCGTTTGTTGATTGCATC